TGTCCTTCCTGCATGGCTTGTTGTAGCTTGGCTTGTAGTTCCTCACGGTTAGCTAAGTTCATGTTGTCTATAATTGACTGTATGAGCGTAGGATACAAGGGTGAATCCTGTGACATAGTTTGTAACAACTGAACTAATTGTGTAACTTCGTACTCTCTGGCAATAATACCTAAAGTGGACGTAGCATTAAACTTGTAGTCTGCTACTGGATAACTTTCCGGATCAAACTGCATGTAACGACAAGCCGCTTTCTTTACAAAAGGTATTAAGAAAGACTGCTGGAAGTTAATTAAAGTACGCTTGTGTCGTTTAATAATTGCACCTAAGGACATACTAATCCCTGCTGCGGTAGCGTCACCATTAACTGAACCTTGTACTCCTGCGGAGTCTATGGCTCCTGTGGAAGTCTGTACCATTCGTTGTAATGCTTCTGCCTGTGCAAAAGTAATCTGACTAACCTGACCAAAGTTAAACGGTTGCAGGACAGTCTTAGGATCTCCATTAGTTAATATGATCTTTCCAGGTCTAACTTCAGGTCTGGAGCCTCTGGGAAGCCGTGTAGCGTCTATAGCCATCATAGGGTGTACAGTTAGGCTAAGTGCATCAATTCTTGCTCTAAGCTCTGTGTCTAAGGCTTTCTGGCTGTTGTAACCTTTTTCACAAACGCCTCTACCCCAAAAACGTGAAGGCACTACGTCCCAAGGAAAAGCTACTACTGGCCTGTCACCCAGCATGTACGGATTTTCTTCCGCTTTAAGAACTGTTCCATTGTTAGCTATAACTACTATTGCTTCTACGTAGTAACTCTGATCTTCAGTGTTTTTAGTTTCTTCAAGAGCCATAGTTAAGTCTGAGTCTACGTCTTCTTCGTCTTCTGGATTATTGGCTGATTCCAAAAGAACTCTAGGCACTAAACCGTAGTATTTGGTCAGCCTAACTTTATCGTCGTCGTAGCTTGTTATATCGTGATCTGGCTCTATTTCAAAGTCAGACGCTGCCTGACCGACGTAAACCTGCCTATAAACTCCGTCTTCCTGTAGTTGTTCTACTAGATGTTTAGACACAAACTCATCTACAGCTACGCCCAGAGCGTCGTCTATGCTAGTAGCTATTGGGTCTATTAGGAAGTTCTGGGGCATAACTGGACGTAGTTTAACCATCGTCCTGTCTTTAATGTTGACACCTACGGCCTGTAAGTCTCCACCCATTACTGGCTGTGTAGCAGGAGCCATTTCCTTAACTTCCTCTAGGACTACTTCAGCAATGCCTGTGCCGTAAACTGCTGAGTTAATCAAGCACTCTCCTACTGCCTTTCTAACCTGTGCTTTGTCAAAGTCTTCGTGTAGTTTGTTTTTTAGATACGAAATGTCCTGGCGTTCTCTGTCATCCATATCGTCCGTAACGTCAAAAAACCTACCTCTGCCAAAAGTGGCTTCCTCTATCTCAGCTACGCTGGATTCTACTGCTTGTTGTAAGGCAGGACTAATAATTCTGGAGCGTTCGCTTTTTCGTTCCATGTCTCCGGAAGACCAAATACCTCTCCAAAGTCTGTAGTATTCGTCAAACTTTTGAGCGTAGTTAGCTTCGTAATGATCTCTCCAAGTATCGCATTTACTCATTACCCAATCTTCTAAAGACTGTTCGCTCATTAAGGTTTTTTCTTCGTCCATATAATCCATATTAATATCCTGCTACTATGTCAAGTATCTCTTCGTCTTCTATTTCAAAGTCATAATGGTACATAACTTTAGCTAACTGATCCGTGTAGGCTAAAGCGTCCACTAAATCGTCATGTGTTAAGGGGTCAGGAAACTGAAATAACTGATCTAAGAATCTACTGTTCCATTCACCTTTGTTAAGAGTAACATAGCCATTCTCAAACCTGCCCTGTAACGCCCACATCACTCTGTCCGTCTTCTTTCTGTTACCGTGGGTTAATTCCTCCACAGTAAAGAACCTTTGATTTCTTTTCATTAAGTCAGTCAGAGGAGACATAACGGCCTGTCTAGCTATGCCTTTTTCTATGCCTACTCTAATAGGTTCATAGTCTCTAATTACTTCAAATATCTTTCTTGCCGTTTCCGACAATTCCCATCTACCATGTATTATATTTTCAACGAACCAACCGTTAGTGTTAACTTTGACAATAGCGATTGCCGTTTCGTCAAGGTTGGAATTCTTCGTTCTTTTCTTGTTAACTTCCTCAAAACCTGCCAAGTCAATGCTAACGTAGTAATCTCCTTCCTCCTCGTTATTTGGTTCAGCAAATTTAACCCAATCCTCCTTAAACATCTCACTACCTCTAGCTTCAAAGGAAGCCATAAATTCCTGACGGAATGCGTAGCTTGACATGCTTTTCTTGGCTACGTCTATTTCCTCTGAGTCCAGTAATGGATTAGAGTAAGAAGTAAAGTGCCAAGTTTTGTAGGTTGGGTCGTCCCCCAGTTCTCCGTATTGATATAAATCATAGAAGTGATTACGTCCCATAGGTGTCCCTATAAACAACGCATCACCCTTCTGGTCCGCTAATGCTGGCCTTAGGATCTGCTCAAATACCTCAGGCTTCATGTCTGCGTATTCGTCCAACACCAAGAACCTAAGACTAACACCACGCATGGTTTCAGGTCTGTCAGCTCCTTTTAAGGATATTGTAGCTCCGTTGACTAGCTTTATTTGTAAATTGTTAATATGACTGTTGATTATTACTGGATTACCTAACTCCAGCAAAGTCTGCCACATAATGTCTCTGGCCTGCCCCTGAGTGGGTGCTACGTAAAATACATGACCTTTCTCAGTCTGTAAGGCTCTTAGGATTAACATCCAAGCTGCTAACCTAGATTTACCAGTTCTTCTACCCGCAGCAACAATCTTAAACCTTGTTTCGTCGTTCCAGACTTCCTGCTGCCAAGGTAACAACTCTATGTTTAATTCAGTCATTACCGTCCCAATTCAAATCAGTTAGCTTTGCCAAGTATTCTTTGTAACTGTTCTTGGATTTGTCTTCCTTGATCTTTGAGGGCTTTGGTTTGGGCTTTGATTTTTTTACGCTGTCTAGCTGTTTCAAGGTATCTTATGTCCATTAGTAAGTCCAGATAACAGGAGTCGTATCCCTAATGTCTACATGAACAAAACCTTTGGCTACTCCAATACCGCCAAAACCTATGTCTATGGCATTTTCTATAATTGATCTTCGTTGTGCACCGTCACTAACATAAATATCAGCAGCTATGCCCCTACTGTGCGTCCCAGGTTGTTCTTTATTAACCTCTTCAGGATGAGAAGGATCTCTATAACCACTTGTGATAACAAAAGGAAAACCACAGTTCTCCCTAAGAATGTCAATCATTTCTATAAACTTATCTTCTATTTCATTATTACCTGTATGAGAACAAGCAAATTCTTCTTTAGTAAAATGTTTAAATTCCATCCTCAGATATAACCTCCCCTTCAATAATTTCTTTTTCTTGGGTTATAGTGGCTTCAGTACCACCTAAACTTGATATGGTTATGGAAACTGCTGACCTGCCCCCAGAAGCTTCCTTTTCAAAGTAGCTAACGGGTAACATCCTGTCCATAATTAATTTCCATGCTGCTGATTGATTTTTATGTTCATCGTCTAAAGCTGCATCAAATATAGCTTCAATTACTTTTTTAGACTTAGGAGAAGCTAACATCCTAGCTTTGTATTCGTTAATGATACCTGCATCACCTTTAGGTCTACCTAATGCTTTTCTATGCCCTACTTTCTTTTGATTAACTTTAGCTTTAGGAGGTCTACCTCTAGGTTTTTTAATTTGTACTTCATCGTTCATCGTATTTTACCTTTCCTACCTAAAGAATACTATATTATTTTACCATATTTTTAGGCAAATGTCAACCATAATCTAATGTTAATGTCAAGACCTTTTTGTTACAAAATGTTACAATTAAAAAGATGTTATAGATCAAAGGTTTACAAGTGTTTACTTTTGTTTGACTTTTGGCTTTTTTTGTATGTTAGAGGGTACTATTAATTATAGAGAATACTATGGCTCCCCCCCGGTGTCAAATGCACCAAAACAGTGCAGAATCTCAGGTCTGCCCCAGGTTGGTGCAAGGCTCGCACTAGTTTAGTGCAGAATACCTGAGAAAACTAGAGTGCACCAAAGTAGTGCAACATGTTACAAATTGTTACAGGCTCTCATGTTGGCATGAGTTTTGCTAGAGAATACATGAGAAGAACTAGAGATGTGGATGTGACTATAGTACCCATATAGAGACACTAACCAATAGTGAAGGAATAATGAAAGTTATATAAAATCTATTGAAATATGCCTAAAAATAGCCGAAAATTACAGAAGCATATAAACTAACCAGAGGATAGACAAAATGACAGACAATAATATAGACGCACTAAAGTATAGATTTGAAGGATGTAAGTGGGATTTAGAAGTTATAAAAGGATTAACACCAGAAGAGCTAAAGGAAATACTAGATTTTAAAGAAGCAAAGTATTTTGAATTAAAAGAAGAGTCAGTGACACGTTATGAAAAGGACGTAGAGCTAGCTAAAACTAAAGATAAAATAAATCAGGCATTAAAGGATATTCGTAATTCAACGGCTAAACTTTATGAACCACTGGGAGAATTAGAAGAGTATTTAAACGAATCATAATGTTTAAACTTAGCGCATTGTTAACCAGTGTGCTAGCGTGTAGACATTAACTAACTAAGGTAAACATATGACCATAATATTAAGCGACGGATACACAGACTTAGAACAGAATATAGTAGATAACACAGACATACTTTTGAATTGTCTGTATGTAGTTGTTAATGGAAAATGGATGGTAGATAACGTAACGGATATATGGGTAGAAAAGATAGAACCAACTAAAGAAGCTTTAGATACGTTAGTTAATGAACTATCAGAATCTGCTGTACCTAAAGATGAATTCCAACTATATTCTGTTAGTATTGGCGACATGTACGATTACGAAGACTATATAAATAGAGAGGGTAGATAACATGAGAGTACTATCATTATTCGACGGAATGTCCTGCGGACAGTTAGCGTTACAAAAGGCAGGTATTAAAGTAGACCAATACTATGCTAGTGAAGTAGATAAATACGCTATCAAAGTAACACAATCTAATTTCCCTAACACTGTCCAACTAGGTGACGTTAGAAACGTAACTAAAGAGCAGGTTGGTGATATTGATCTATTAATAGGCGGTTCACCATGTCAAGGTTTTAGTTTTGCAGGTAAAAACCTAAACTTCGAAGATCCTAGGTCTAAGCTATTCTTTGAATACGTCAGATTGTTAAAAGAATTAAAACCTAAATATTTTATACTTGAAAATGTCCGTATGAAAAAAGAATCTCAGGACATTATTAGTAAACTGTTAGGCGTGGAACCAATAGCAATCAATAGTAGTTTAGTGTCCGCACAAAACAGATATAGACTTTATTGGACCAATATACCTAACGTACAACAACCACAGGACAGAGAGATATTCTTAGCAGATATTCTAGAGCATGGTGTAACTGATAGAGAAAAATCACATTGTATCGACGCTAACTACTTCAAAGGCGGCAATCTAAAATCATACTTTGAAAAGAACCGCAGACAATTAGTATTTACG